TGGCGCACAGGGCGGCACGGCTGCGGGCAGCCGCTATGGTGGCTGGAGCGCACGCGCACCCGTGGGTAGGGCACCCGGCTGCTCCAACGGCTGCGGTGGCCGCTGCGGCCCAGCGCGTGGCCTTACGCGCCTTGACGCACCAGCGTCGGGGTGGCTGGCGCATTACCGACCTGGAGTGGCCTAGCGACCGCTACGTGCAGGGGCTGTTCTTCAGCACGTGGGACGCGTGGCGTCGCCGTGCCGGCGGCACCGCACTGCGCGCTGCTGCGGACGACGAGGACGCCGACGTTGACGAGGATGCCCCCAGCATTGACCCCGCCCGCCGCAAGATTGCGTACCCGTTTGATGAAGACGTAACCGACATCGATCCGGAAGAACTGGTGGACGACGCCCTGGACGACGTGGTGGTAGGCCGTGGCGAGTACTATGCCGTGGCGGGCATCCGGGACCTGGCCCGCGAGGCGGACCACTTGATGTCCGCTATGGAAACAGCTGGCCTGGCTCCGCAGATCATCGGGTGGCGTTGGACCCTCAGCGACTCGCACAAGTACAGCAAGCAGGGCGACGAAGTGTGCGAGATGCTGGCCACGGCCGACGTGGGCCACCCGCACGGCCCTGGGGTGTACTACGATGCGTTTCTGCCCAAGAGCCACCCCAACTGCATGTGCGACCTGACCGAAGAGTGGGCCGACGACGATGAGTTGGACGACCCAGATTGGGAACCACCGGAACCGGACGACGATTACGAGGACCAGGTGCTGGCGCTGCCGGGGCAAGACGACGGCGACGGCTCAGGCATGTTTGCAAGCGCCGCGTAGTGCGGCTACAGAGAGGAAGGAGAACGGAAAATGGCTGGAACGTTGATGACGGATCTCAAGGCAGTCGCCACGGCGCTGGTGGTTCCCACCGATCAGCAGGGGCCTGGGGGCTTGCCGGTTGGCGTAGACCCGGTGATCCTGGTCGACACGGCGATCAACGGCGTGCGAGACATGCTGCGCATCGCCAACGAGATCAACCGCGTGTTGCCCGCCGGCGCGGCCAAGACTGCGATGTCTGTCGTGCTAACCGACTTGACGTAGCGGAGAGCGTCTCTCGCGCCCTTCACCGCGAGAACGGGCGGCGTGGGCGTCAGCTGAAGCGAGTGTGATTCTCCCGATCACTACTCAAGAGACCGGCTGACCCCACGCCGCAGCATCCTATGTCCCAAGCCGACGACATAGCTGCGAGTCTGCAACAGCGGTGCGATGCGATGGCCGATGCGTTGCTGCCCATCTGCCGTGACGTGAACGCGGTGCTGGAGCACTACGTGCGCGACCAGATTGGCATCCACGACCACTCGCTGAAGGACTTGGCCAAGTTGGGTCACCCGTACCGCGTGGCCGGTGGCGGCTACATGCGCCAGAACAAGAAGGGCCAGTGGCAGGGCGGCATACACAAGGAAGCCCGCTTGCAGCGCGAGCAGTCCCTGGGCCACGACATCAAGCTGGTGCACGTACAAAGCAAGACGCTGTGGGATGCCCTGTACAACCGCGTGAATCGCGTCGGCAACAGCATTCTCGCGGTGGTGGGCGTGGATATACAGAAGGCTCCCTATGCCCCGTGGATCATCAAGGGCACGCGCCGCATGATCCCCCGTGACTTTCTGGGCATTGGGGCGCTGCGAGCCCGCAGCGAAATCCATGCCACCTTGCGCGTCGGCATCAACGATGTGGCCAAGGCCGTGGGCGCACAATGATCGAGTTCAAAAGCCGGGTGCGCTCTGTGCTTCTTGCAGATGCCGCGTTAGCGCCAAAGCTGGCCTGGGCTCCTGGTGCTACTCGTGATCATCGGGCCGTGTTCCTCAACCATCTCTCTGCGGTCTCTAAGGTTAACTACCCGGCCATCTCGCTCTATTGGGAAAGCGGTTCGGATCAGCATGTGGTGTTTGCGATGAAGGGCCAGCTGTGGGTGGACATCTGGGTGTGGGAAACGCCCAGCGACCCCGGCACGGTAGGTGGACTGAGCGGGGCGTACTCGATTTACTACGACGTGCGCCGCCTGCTGCACCGCCAGCACCTGACGGCCCTGTTGCACAGCGCGCCGTACTGGCTGGTCAACTGCACCGAGCAAGAGTCCTGCTTCATGGAAGATTTCGACGAGCAACAGAAGCTGTACCACGTGGCCAGCAAGTACACGGTGGAATTAGCGCCCACGGGTGCGGAAGATGCGGTGCCCAACTGATGCTCTGGCTAGCCGCACTGGGCGTGATCGTGACGGCGGGCTTCTGGGTGGCGTGGGCACGCTGGACGGAAATGCGCGTGCGGCAACTGGAACAGCGTGTAGCGGACGTCTCAAGACTACTGGGCTTCCGCCCACTGCCGACTGATGACTCCACCAAGCGCAACATCTTGGACCCGATCGCTTATGCGTCGCCTGACGAACTTACTGGCGAAGCCAACACACACCGGGCGCACACTCGCCGTATGCGCGAGCCCCGCAACATCTTCACCGATGGGAGTTGAACAGATGGCAACCAATCCAGCACCACCGCACGACGGGGCGGCAGACACCGACTCTGCCCCGCAGGTTCCCAGCAGCGGCGTCACCACGGCACCGGCAGACCCCACCAAGCCACCGGAAAAGTTGGTCAAGCTGCGCCGCAAGCGGCCTACGCCGGTGGCTGGCGAAGAGTTTGTGACGACCAAGGACGGCAAGAGCGTCGCCGTCTTCTACGATGGCCTGGGGCAGTTTCCGCAAACGGTAGCCGATGCGTTGGTGGCGCAAGGCGATGCCGAAGTCGTACCGGAGCCTGCTGCCGCGCCCAGCAGTGCCGCACCCAAGAAGTAACACTCCACCGCCTATAAAAGGAGGCCCAGTATCATGGCGAGACAGATTTTCCCGTTCGGCTCCGGTCGGATGTTCCTGAAGCAGGCCACCGACCTGGGGTACATTCGCGTCGGTGTAGCCGCCATGCAGGAAGGCAGCTGGGCCGTCGAGACGGATATCAAGCAGTTGCACGGTGCCAACCGCTTCCCGGTGGACGTGCGCACCGGCATGGGCAAGATAGACGGCACCGCCAAGTTCACCGACTGGGACCCGCTGGTGATTGGCTTGATTCTGCAAAGCCAGGTCATCCCCGGCGTGGACGTGGTGCACATCGTCAATACCGACGCCACCGGCAACCCGCTGGTGGCCGCAGCCACCGTGACGGTCACACCGCCCACGGTCAACACCATTGCCGGCCAGTTTCTGCGCAACCTCGAAGTGGTATACAAGGCCACCGGCACCACCCCTGCGGCGCTGGTGGGCATGCCGCTGACGCAGGTGACCACGGTCCCTAGCAGCCCGCCCAACACCGGCAAGTTTTCCGTTGCGGTGACTGCGCCTACGGCCACGTATAGCTTCGGCTCGGACGACGTGGGCTATGGCATCCAGATCACCTACGTGTACTCGGTGGCCAGCGGCACCGGCGTACAGAAGATCGATTGGAACAACGTCATCATCGGCCTGTCGCCGGTATGCGCTGGCGTGTTCCAGGGGATCAGCGATGCCAAGCAGATGGTCATGGAGCTGAACCAAGTGGTGCCCCACGGCTTGAAGTGGGCCAGCCGCATCGACGACTGGAGCCACATCGACATCGGCCTGAGCGCCTTTGCCGATGCCAACGACGACATTGGCTTCATCAACCTGCTGACCAACGCCACTGCGTCTTAGCGTGCTGCCAAGCTGGTCGCGCTAGTCGCATCCTGCGCACGGCTGCCTCCCAGCCTTCCCTGGGGGCAGTCGCTGATGCGCCGCCTCCTTTGCGGCTAGCGCGACCTGCACCCCCGCTATAGTGCTCTCGCCGTGCCCGCCACGGTGGCAGCGCCCAACACCACCACCACCACCCAGGTGCGCTCCACGGAGCCCACCGCCAACAGTCTAGGAGGACCCTGCTATGGCTGACGATGCCGCTACTCCAACCCCTGTGCCGCCCACGCCGGCCCCACCGCCCACGTACCTGGACGCCGACGGGCAGTACATCGGCCCCGAGCCGTGGCCTGGCCTGAAGCGCAACCCCATCAGCGGTCGAGTGCTGGTGCTGGGTGGGTACAGCTTCTTTGTGCCGGCCATGCTGCTGCGTGACCTGAGCAAGACCGCTGCCGAAGGCTTGCTCAAGAAGATCGAGAAGGTGACTGTCGATGGCGAAGACTCCGCCCCCGTGGTGGAGGGCATTGCCGCTGCTGTGACCATTCTCGAGCGCAGTCTGCGCCGCAACTACCCGGAGATCACTCGCGATCAGATCGAAGAGTTACTCGACCTGGCGAACATGAACCAGATGGTCGAAGCCGTGTTCACCGCTAACGGCTTGCAGCTGAACCGCCCTCCGTGGATGCCGGTGGCCGCGCCTCCCGCGCCGGCGACTCCGACGAGGGAGGCAACGGTAGCGGAGATTCAGGAACCGCTGGTGAAAGCTACTACGGCCTAGACGACCCGCAGTTTTGGACAGAGCTGGAGTGTGCGTATGCCTCGGCATTCGGTTGGAGTCGCGAGCGCATCTACAACACGCTCGACCTGCCGCACTACCTGCGCACCGTGGGGTGGTGGGCCAAGCATCCGCCGCTGTTCATGCTGCCGGAGATCATTATCGAGGCGCTCAAGGCGTTCGGTGGTGGCGACCAGCAACGGCCAGACATCGGCACCGACGACTTGGGCAGTGGAGGCAGTGCAATGGGCTTGATCCCGCTGTTTCAAAAGGACGAACGCACCCGCGTGCAGGGTGCGCCGGCCGACTACTACGAGCAGATGGTGGCCGAGCTGGACGCTGGCCGTGCCACGGTGCACCGGCAAAAGGGCTTGCCGCCCCCCGCACCGTTGGCCACCGCCGTGCCCAAGCGGCCCCGACGCAAGTAAGACACCCCCAAAGAGAGGTAACCCGTGGCGGATCAGGTTGGGACTTTTGAAGTCGGGGTTGAGCTGAACCTCGAGAAGCTGGTGTCCCAAGGCGCAGATGCGCGCCGCATATTGGGGCAGATCGAGCAGTCCATTCAGGGCATCGGCACCGCGTCAAAGCAAGCTGCGGAGGACACGAAGAAACTCACCGCTATAGCCCAGATTGGCGCTGCGTATGTTGCGGTGAAGGAAGCCGTCGAGGGCGTCAGAGCCGTATTCGAACAGGCCCAAGGCATTTTTGAGAAGACCGTCGGTGCGTCGGCAGACTTTGCAGCGCAGATCGTCGAGCAAAGCCAGCAGCTGGGCATCAGCACCACCAAGATGCAGGAGTACAACCAGGGCCTGCAACTGGTGGGCGCTGGGGCACGGGCCGGCACGCAGATGTTCCAGCGGTTGTCGATGGCCATCAACAGCATGGTGGGCACCGGTAGCCGTGGCCCCGCGCAGGCGTTCAAGGACCTGGGCATTCACGTCATCAACGCCCAAGGCTACATCAAGAGCACTGCCGACGTCATGGAGGAAGTGCGGCAGAAGTTCGACAAGATGCCGGACGGTGCCAAGAAGACCGCCGAGGCGTTCGCCATCTTTGGCCGGCAAGGCCACTTGATGCTCAATATGTTCAAGGAGCTGGGCGACGCCAACCAGACCTGGAACCAGTACGTGGAGAGCACCGGCGTGGTGCTCTCTAAGAACTTGATCGAAGGTGCCGACAAAGCGGCCACGCAACTGAACACTCTGAAGGAGCAGAGCGCAGCCACGTTCACCCTCATTGGGGCCATTGCCGCGCCGGCCTTTGACCCGCTGCTGAAGGCGCTGATCCAGCTGCGGGCGGAGTTTCTAAAATTCCTAAAAGACAACCAGGGAAAGATCCGCGAGTTTGCCGACACGCTGGTACGACAACTGATGGGTATCGTCGATGGGCTGAAGTCCATGGGCACGGCGCTAACAGACTCCGGTTTGTCGATGCGCCAGTTCACGGAGTTTATCGACTTCATGGTGCACGGGCTGGAGGCGTTTAACTTCATCATCGGCGGCGTGTTGAAAGGCATCGACTGGTTGATCCGGGGCGTCAAGCTATTCGTCGGCCTAGCAACAGAGTCGGTTGGTAAGGAGGGAGATCTCGAGAGCGGCCAGCAGAAGTTTGCGCGCATCCTGAAGGAGACGTGGGATAAAGACACGATCTTCGGCGGGTTCGGCGACGCCATGATGTCGGCGGGCGTGGCGTTCGAGAAGAACAAGCAGGAAGCCGACAATACGGCAGAGGCACACACGCACGCCGCGCACAGCGTCGAACTGCTGACGCAGATGTACAAGCGGGCTGCGCCCGGTAGCCAGGAGGCTGCTGATGCGGCAGCGCACATCCGGGAGCAGCTAGCGTACTTGAAGGACGACACCGGCGAAGTCACCGAGGAAACCAAGAAGTACCTGAACACGCAGTTCGGGCTGAAGCTGGCGCTGAAAGCTACCGACGATGAGGAAGACAAAGACGCCGACCTGCTGAAAGGCGTAGCGCGCGAGACCGGCAAGGCCAACGACGAACTCAAGAAAATGATCGAGTCGCTGGAGGAAGAGCGCGCCAAGATGCTCGGCGGCACCGAAGCCGCTACCAACCTGAAGCTGGCCAAGCTGGCGCTGGCGGGTGCCAGCACTGCCGAGATCGAGAAGGCGCAATCGTTGGCCATTGCCAACGAGAATCTGCAG